AGAATCCATCCAGAAAACAATCCTAATTCACCCATCAGTTACTCAAGCGCTGCCCGCATACAGAACGTACGGTTCTCTATTCGTAACCAAAAGGCTGCCATGAAGGTGGCCACCCAGGCTGAGCCGACAATTAGCAAGAGTGGTAACAAGGTAGACCAGGGCAACAAGTCACCCCAGCAAACGATGGAAGGTAACTGGGTCAGCATTACGCCTGAAGAAGCCTATGCAATGGTCCAGCGCTTATTGAAAGATAAAGCATGGTCACAGGTCAGCTTTGATCCGCTGCGTCACTCCTACTTCTATGACCGGGCAACCAAGCAGCCCGTGATAGCTGCTGACGACGTCATCCAGATAGGCCGTTTTGTGCTGGCTAAAAATGTCCAGTACTCCGACCGCGGTGAGTTCTTGTACATGCTGCGGGATGCTACGCCAGAGCAGATTGCGTTTGTAGATGCTGGCGCCGAAGGTGTCAACGGCCAAGTGGTCTGGCAGCGCGGATCGTTGGCTTTAGTGCGCGGCTGGAATAAGCGAACAGGCAATCCGGTTTATGTGGCCATCAAAGATTTTACCCGCAACAACTTTGATATTGATACGCAACAAGGCACCAACGGTTTAACAGATGCTGAAACTAAAGAGTTGCGTCAGGTCAGGTTGGACCTGGAAACTGCCGACGCGCAGGCAGAAGCTGAGAATCCATTTATCAAATTTGACAAAAATGGGTTGGCGTTTTCCAAAAACATGCCGCCTAAAATTGCTGGCGTGGTCAAGGGTTGGAAAGAGATGTTGGGTATTAATAACAACATCTACATCACCACCATACCTGATGCCCGCGTAGATGCACACAACATGACGGGCCAGTGGCGCGCCGTTGGATCTGCCGCCCTGGACTACCGTTTGGCAGGCTCGATGCGCCAGATGCCGAATGGAGATTACTACATTGCCATGACGCCGTCTTCTAGCATTACGTCAATGCTAGAAATTATGGCGCACGAGATGGGCCACATGCACCAGTTTGAGGTGTTTAACAAAGCACCAGCTGAAACCCAGGCGGCCATCAAAGCTGAGTACGACAAGTGGTTGGCGTCCACCAAAGGCAAGACCGCCCGCGAGCTGGTAAATTCTTTGCGCGCCAAGACAACGGCAAAAACCACGGACATTAGTGAAGGCGCTATGGCTGCCCACATGGATCCGTATTGGTTTAACTTTAAAGAATGGTATGCCGACCAGGTTTCACGTTGGGCTTTAACGTCCGACAAGCCTGTGGGTGTGGTTGAGCAGTTCTTTAAACGCTTGGCTGATTCGCTTCGTGCGTTCTATGCCAAGGTAAAGAATGCTGGCTACCTGCCTAACGAAACGTTCAAGAAGTATTTGGAAGCTGCTAATGAAGCCGCTCAAAAAGCCCAGGACATGACGATTCCGCCAATCATCTCGCAAGATGCGCAGATGGAAATGTTCATGCTGAAAGAAGCGGGTGACACGGCCGCCAAGGTTGCAGCATCCGTCAAAGCTGCAGCCCAGCAGAAGCTACAAAAGCGTGAGCCTATTAACCGCGAAGCCCTGTCCGACATGGATGCGGATTATGTTAAAAAGCTAGGCGAAGTCTTTAACCCCCAGACCAAGACCATCATTGACCGCATTGCCGGCATGAGGGATGGCTTCTGGCGCCGTGCCGCCCAAGGTATTGCTGACCAGTACCGCACCATCAAAGACTACAGCGAAGAGGCTTACATGATGGCCCGCCTGTCAAAGACTGTGGACGGTGCGCTAGAAGGTTTGCTGATGCACGGCCATGTTTACAACAACGGTGGCGCCCTGGATATCAAAGGCAAGACCAAAGGTTTGTTTGAAGCTATGAAGCCCGTCGGTGCTGAGACAGACCGCTACATGATGTGGATTGCCCTGGGTCGTGAGTCGCGCCTGCCTATTGAAAAGCGTTCTCCCAATCTAGCCCCGCTGCTTGCTGACCGTGATCAATTGGTGCAAGGTGAAATCAATGGTAGACCCCGCTTAGAGGTGTATCAAGAGGTTCAGCAGGACATGAACGCCTTGAATAAATCTGTGCTGGATGTTGCGTACAACGCCGGCCTAATGGACAAGGCGGCTTATGAGCGTTTCTCCCAGGATCTGTTCTACATTCCTTTTTATAAACAAATGGAAAGTGGTGACCTGCAAGACGCGGCCACGGCTTCCGGTTTAACTAGCCAGAAGTTTAGTGCTGAGCTGAAGGGCCAGAGCGATAAACCATTTGGCGACCTGATGGAAAACACTTTGCGCAACTGGAGTCATATCCTGTCAGCGTCGATGAAGAACCAGGCGTCCAACGCAACGCTCAATGCCGCAATGGAAGCTGGCGCTGCTATTCCAAACCTAAAAGTTGGCCTGGCTTGGGAAGACGGTCAGGTGGTATCCACTAAATCAGGGGAAGTAGTGGGGGATGGTTCGTTGCGTCCAGAATATATGGAAGCCGGCAAAGGCATGGTCAAGACAATGATCAACGGCCAGCCCGCTTACTTTGAAGTGCTGGATCCGATGCTGCTAGATTCCATTACATCTATTGGTTACTTGGGCCCCAAGTCAAAGTTCCTGGATGTTGCTCGTGACTTCAAGAACCTACTGCAATACGGCGTGACGATTGCCCCCGGCTTCAAAGTAAACAACTTGATTCGCGATTCAATCCAGGCGCTGGCTGTTAGCGACCTAAAGCGCAATCCATTTGCCAACGTGATTGAGGGCTGGGCCGCCACGGATAAAAACAATCCTGCGCACATCTCTGCTCTGGCCGGTGGTGCAATCTTTAACTTTGGCTCGGCTTATGAAGGCGACCAGTCCAGGTTGATCAAGCGTTTGCTGGCTCAGGGCGTCAAGGGTGAGCATATCTTGGACACCCAAGAAAAGATTAAAGCCGGCCTGAACGTCGCTTGGGATAAGTACCAGGAATGGGGCAACAAATCTGAAGCTGCTAACCGTATGGCTTTGTACAACCAGATGCGCGAGCGTAAGTTAACGCACCTCCAGGCGGCGTTTGCTGCCAGGGATCTGTTGGACTTCTCAATGCAGGGTTCGTGGCCGGCGTTTAGATTGGTGACCCAAGTGGTGCCGTTTATGAATGCCCGCGTCCAAGGCTTGTATAAGCTGGGCCGTGATGGTGTAACTCCTACGGCGCGCGTTTTGTACAACACCGTGACCGGCAAACCCATTGAGCAGACGGACAAGCAGAAAGCTGAAGCGTTTGGCTACACCACACTAGCTGTGGCCGGTGCGTCCATGGCTTTGTACATGATGTTCAAAGACGACGAAGACTACAAGAAGAGAGACGAATGGGACCGCGATAACTTCTGGTGGTTTAAGTTGCCCGGTATGGACTTCGCATTCCGTGTACCCAAGCCGTTTGAAATTGGCGCATTTGGAACCATGGCCGAGCGCGTCCTGGAGCAGATCGTTGACCAGGAAGCAGAAGGCAAACAGTTTGGCGACAGTATCAAGCGCATGCTGGGTGATACGTTTGCTTTGAATCCTGTGCCGCAGATATTTAAACCGGTGCTGGATTTGTACGCCAACAAAGATAGCTTTACCGGCTCACCTATTGAGAGCGCCGGCATGGAGCGCCTGTCTAAGCAGGAGCGCGCAGCTGATACAACTAGCCCGCTGGCCATAGCTTTGGGCGGTATGACCGCAATCCTGGGTGAGAAGGGCGAGCTGTCGCCCGTCCAGGTGGACTATGCAATCAAGGCCTACTTTGGTTGGCTGGGTAGCACGGCTGCGGTTACAAGTCATTACGCCGTTATGCCGTTTAATGATGGTGATTATCCTGATGCCAAGTGGCTGGACCGCGCTAGTCTGGGGTTGGTTAAGTCATTGCCATCTAACCAGTCGCGCTATGCCACTGCGTTCTATGAGAACAACCGTCAGATTAGCCAAGCCTTTGCCGACATGCGCCACTATGCTGAATCCAATCAAACGGATAAAGTTATGCAGATCATGGAAGAGAAGGGCGACAAGATTGCTTTGGCTAAAATTTACGATCAGACAGCCAAGAAGATGGCTGCGATACGTAAACAGATCCGCGAAGTCAACGCCAACGAAGGACTGTCCGGCTCAGACAAACGCGAAGAAATTGACCGCTTGAAAGAGTTGATTGGCATGTACGCCGAGCAAGCTGAGTCACTACGCAAATCTCTTAAATGAGAACTAAAGTGTATCGAGAACCAAAACGTTTCGGTTCTCGGTGCATTTTGTAGTACTAATCACCACAAAAACAAGCGATGCCTTCGTCGTCCGGGTCAAACAAGTCGGTTTGTTTTTGGGAATAGTTCAGCATTTCTGAGTAGCTTGGTCTATCGATCCTGAACTTGTTTGCGTTGCCGTCAGTAATGGTGGCTGCCAACATTTCCATCTTTGCCCACCAAACCGCCCGCATAGGTTTTTCTTGGATCAAAGATAGGATTTGCCCGGCTGGCTTTAGGTAGCAAAGGTCGCAGTTACCCGCCAAAGTTTTGCCGTTGAATGTGGTGAGTTCTAATTTGAATGGCTGGGTCGCCCAGAACGCCTCTATCTGCGCGATATCCACATCATCCATAGCCAAGGGTGCAATGGGCGTTTCGGCCTTCCTATCGGCTCTTAATTTGGCGGCTCGTCTTTGCTCATCCGCCCTGATCCCTACCATTGCAGTCCACTCTTCCCATCCAATAGACTTAAGGTACCTGGCCACCGCCCGAATCTTTAGTTCGGCAGTGCAAGATTTGTTTATTGGGTTGGGTAGTTTGCCGTAGTGCCTAATGACCTCTTCAAATGGCTCACCGTTACGGCTGGCCGTTTCGTAGGTTACCTTTTTAAATCTACGGTCGGCTTCTTCGTGGGAAACATACTCAACCCAGGTCACGGGTACGCTCCAGTTCACCGAGCAGTCATTGACAAACTGTAGCGTAGCTTCCTCCTCCTTGCCAGTGTTGGCAAAACAAACTTTGGCCTCTGATGGGAGGCCGCCGTTTTCCTGCAATACCCTCCACAACATATAGGCTGACGTCCTGCCACCGGAGAAACTAATAACGGTAGGCTCATCTATTTTGTATGGATTCATCCAGCAATCTTTCTATGGTGATATTTAAAGCATCCAGCTCGTCCATCTTTTTGATGGCCCATATGCGCCTTTGACCGTGCCATCCCATGACCGGGCCCTGGTGGCATTCGGCGCATAGGGCGACAGCGGTGTACTGCTGGTTCTGCTTTACATGATGCGCAGCGCTGGGGCCTGGTGCATCACATACGCTACATGGTAATGCTTTTACCAAAGCCAAGTGGCGCCTGTGCTTAGCGGTTAGCTTGTTGTTCAAGTGTTTTTCTCCCTGAGCTTGGATTCGGTTTCACGCACAACTTGCCGGTAGTTACTTAGGCCCAGCTGGTCGATCTCCTCATTCGTCAGCCCTTCCCATTCGCGGTCATCCAGCTGGCCTACCATGTCGCACATGCTTGCGTAACAAGTTGGGCAGAACGCTACCGGCAGAATACCGAAGTAGCCCTGAATGCCGCCTTCATCATCCGTGAAGTCACACTGGCATACATTGCACTTGTGGTCAGTGCCTACGTGTTCAAGGCCTTGGATCATATTCGTTTCTCCCGCTCGGCCATCAAGGCTTCTGCCATGTCAAAGATCTTTTCGGCTTCCGCGCCGTGATCTTCGTCGGTGCAAATCCAAGCAATCGTGAGAGCCATCGCATACCAGTCAAGCATCGTAATGTCCTGGATAGATGGGTTGTGCGGCTTGGGCGCCAGGGCTGCTATGCCTTCAGCCTTTTTTCTTGTTGCCATTTTCGCCCCCAATCTTTTCTGCGATCTGGTCAGCCAATACTTCTGACATCAGTTCGCCGTGAACAGACAGGCTCTTGGCCCAAACGTCATCACGCACTACCTTCATGGCTTCGCGTAGGCCTTTGTTAAACCCCGCGTTAAAGGCGTCGTCGCCCTCGATGATCATGGTGATGGCGTCACGCACGATTCCGCTGGCTTTACGGCCCCTTGCGGCGTCTTTTAGCTGATGGTAAATGTCCTCCCGCAGGTGGACCGAATAAGGGATTAGGCGCTTTGTTTCCATGCTAGGTATTCCTGTTGCACGGCCATGTATTGTCTGGCCGCTTCTGGGTTATTTTTAAGTTCTGCGCGTGAGGCGATTTGGAATTCAGCCAGCATCCATTGCCGGGCTTCTTCTTCGCTTTCACCAAAGGTCTGGCCCGCTTGGCACAGAAACTTCTGAAAGAGTGGGTCACGGCACAGCATCCCGGCGCTGCGAACCAGGTCGCGTGAGTACTCATGCTCACGGTTCATTGGTTCTTCTTGCGCGTTTAGCCGGACCATGACAACCTGGTACCGTGCCCCAACAAAGTCACGAAGGATGTCTTCGGGCACGTCGTCGGGGTGGACGGACAAGGTCAACACGTAGCCGGTACGATTCTGCGTCATCGCAATCTTGACGGCTTCAAAGTTGTTGGTCTTCATGGTCAGAAGGGAATGTCTTGGTCTTCGGCCGTGTCCATCTTGGGTGCTGCGCGGCGCTCTTGCTGCGGCTCTGCATCGCGGCGGCCGCCTTGCAGGGCTACATCACCCACACGAACATCCATAGACTTGCGCTTGCTGCCTTCTTTGTCAGTCCATTCGCGCTCGGACACTGTGCCGGACACGGTGACCGCCTGACCTTTGATGAGGTACTGGGACAGGGCTTCTGCGCGCTTGCCGTACAGACTGCAGTTCCACCAAATGGTTGGCTTGTCTTTGCCCTGGCCGTCTGCTACGGAGAAATTGCACAAGGCATCGCCGTTGGCCATTCTTTTAACTTCTGCGTCTTTGCCGATGGTTCCGGCCACTGTGATTGAGTTCATGCTGCTTCCTTGTGATTAGCTCTTGCTTTTTTAAATTCCGCCATGAGTTCGTCATAGCGGTCTGCGTCGGACACCTTGAGGTGGTCAAAGATTGCGCGGTTAACTTTGAAGATAGACATGACATCTGCTTCGCTGCCGCACTGGGTCAGGCCCATGCGCGCCATGTCGATCACCAATGAGCACCACTCGCCAACATCAGTGCCCGGTTTGGCTGTGACCTTGAGCGACCAGGGGGCGTCGGCACCTTCCATCTTGGCGGGCGCTTTCTTTTCTTCCGCCTTTGGCGCTGCTCGCACTACTGGTTTGGCTGAAGCTTCGTTGTTGGGGCTGGCATCAATGATGTCATGTTCCACAATTTCTAAAGCTGCCATCCAAAGGTAGCGACGCTGGTAACTCAAAACGGCGCCCAGGTTTTGGATGGGGTGTGCGCCCTTCAGGTTAGCTTCGGCCATAGGAGAGGTCACAACGATCTGTGAGCCGTCTTCTGTGTCGGTGATACACAAGGTAGCATGTGTAGCATCAAACGACACTACGCCGCACAGACCAATATCATTAAAGATTGTTTGGATGTGGGGGATGAAGTCACCCAACTCAAAATAACTGTAGCCCGCAAACTTGTTTAGTCCTGACTTCTTCATCTCTGTAGCTTGCAGCTTTACCCGAGCTTGCATTAGTTTTTTGTGAACAGACATTATTTTCCTTATGGGTTGATTTCGTTACAGATGCCGTGATTGGCCCGCACCCACAGCAGCTCGGTGACCATGGCTGCGCCCGCAAGCACCAGCTCGTCTGCGCTATACCGCGACCTGTTGTGCGTAGGGTATCCAGGTCCAACATACACGCTGTTGTTGCGGTAGTGGGGGACGTAGGTCACACCTTTAAGTTTGTAGGCCGTTTGCGCCGAGCATGGCGCGGCTTCTTGCGTGTTGCGTTTCATTGTTTAATCCTTTGTGCTGCGTGACTGGGGTGGGCTATCCACTTTTCGCCCAATTCTGCGATGGCCGCTTTAGCTCTGGCTTCGTTGCGTCGGCGCAGGGCGTTGAGTTCTTCTTCAATAGAGAACCGCGGCTCTTCCATAAAAAATTCTTTGATTTGGTGTTTAAGTTGTTGCAGCATCATCCGATCCTCAATACATCAACGGCGTTGGTTGATTTGTTTTGAAAAGTAGTACAGGAATTTTTCCCGTACGTGCTGACAAACCATGAAGTTACTGAGTTTTGAATGTTGCTCACTCCATATTTGTCTGCGGGGATGGAGACTGTATCACCAACCTGCAGGGAGCCAACAAACGACTTGACATATGCGCGCGTGTCACCGTGAGGGAATTCTCGGGCCACTCTAACTGGCGGCTCCGGGGTTTTTTCAATGGTGTTGCTGTACTTCATCCCATCTTTAGTGGTGATGACGTATTGGCATTCCATCTTTTCTAGGACGGCGCTAACCAGGCCGTGGCGTACACCGGCTAAGTCAATGACGGCATAGGTAGAACCCAGCTCATCTAACACGGTCAGGGGGCTGCCGTGCAATTCTTTTGCTGAATCGACAATGGCGAAGGTACAGTCTAAAGCTGTAAGAGTTTTAATGGCTCGTTCTAGCGATGCTTTATGAACATCATTCATGGTTTCTCCTTGAGGTAGGTTTGGTATTGATCACAGTACTGGGCGATTTGACAGAATCCTGAGCAGCGGGTGCGGTCGCCTTCACGCACCTCGATGCCGTAGCCCTTGGTCTTTGCGACTTCTAGGGCTGCCTGAGCTTCTTCAAGCGTCTTGTGAACGCTCTTGGCCCTGGCTGCGCCGTCTTTTTTAACGGCATACATAGTGGGTTTTTCCCACATCTCTTCGGGGGTGCATTCGGAAATGCTCCCGCCTGTTTCTGCATCAAAGAAAGCTGCTTCATGCAAAGCGACGCGCGCTTTTACGTAAGCTTCTCTTTCTTCAAATGACCATAGGGGTATGTCGATTACCACAATCGGTGCTTGCGGGTAACCCTCGCGGGTCTTAGCGTCCCGGCGCGACCAGTCCCGGACGATAGCGACGATCTGCGCCTTGCATACCGGCTTTTTCTTGACGCTTTCAACCAGGTAGGCGTACAGGTTTAACTGTGAATGCCAATCTTGTTTCTCATTCATTACAGCCCATGCGCTGGTGACTTTGTAGTCAGACAGAATGGTGCCGGCATCGGTCAACTCTTGCAGGTCGATGGCGCCGGATATCTTCCAGCCGTCCACCTCGGTATGAATGCGCTCTTCTACAATGTGGTGGTCGTCTTTGCCGTGTTCCAGTACGCCGTGCACAGCAGTCCCAAACAGGGACCAAACCATGTCGGCCGCGTCCTCTTCTATGTCGTCCCAGTGTTTGCGTTTGAGCTGCACAACGCGGGGGCTGTTGAGTAGTTCGGTGGCCGATATGTTTGCCTTGCCTTTGCTGTACGTCGGGCGCTTTAAAACGTTGACGATTGTCTCGGGCAGGTTGTAGTTGTTAGTGAGTTTCATGCGAGCCTCCCATTGCATCGAAGCGGGCTGAGCGTTCGTAGACGCCGCTGATCAGGGCCTGGGCTTTCTCTTCTGCGACACGGTTGGAACACATCAGTGATGCGTATGCCATGCCTAATGCGAGAGAGGCCAGCATGCCGTTGCCGCTTGCTTTGTCCATAGCGTGATCTACTAAGTACGTGGCCAGCTCATATGCCGTGCCCATTGATTGAAGTTCCGGTTTATCCATTGGTTTCTCCTGACTGGTTGTTCTGTGTGTGAATGTAACAGGTAGGTCCATGTACGTCAACAGTTTTTTTATATCTGGTATAAACGCTAATCAACATGAGGACTTTTGTATGCGACGAGCAGCCAGGCGCGACGACAATGAAAACGAAATAGTTCTATTTCTGCGGGACTGCGGTGCCTATGTGCGCTCAATCAATCACGCCGGCTTGTTTGATTTGTTGGTTTACTACAACGGCCATACGCTTTTATTTGAAATAAAAGATGGAAGCAAGGCTGCATCGGCCCGCGATCTGACGGCGGCGGAACAGAAGTTCCACGAGGAATGGCCAGGTAATAATTTATTTATTGTTAATTCTGTTGAAGATGCGGTTGAAGTTTTAAAAAAATGTGTGTAATATGGAATCATTCCAGAGGGCTGGTTGGTTTGTTGGTTTACGTTTCTCCTTTGATTGCTTTGCGGCTCCGTAACTGGGGCCGCTTTTTTCTCAGGGGCAACACGCATGGGGATTGGCGCCAGTCCTCAGTCGTGTTGGTGGTAAGCGGGTTAGCGCCGCGCGTTGTTCCTTAGTTCGGTTTTAGCGCCCACACTGCTTCATGTGCCCACCAACAATTTTTTCATAGGGTATTGACAAATCTATACATTTGTTTGATACAATTCATCCATCAACGGATTGGTAACCCGTTGTAGTTCGTTGAAACGACATCCCGAACCCTTATTGAAGGAGCGGGCTTCGTCAAAGCTAGGATGCCCTGTCAACGCAGGCTCTTATGCGGCAACCAAGCCTAAAGCTCGTATCTTTCAATAAGGGTTTTTTGCTTTTTAGCCACCACTCGTCAGAGCGCGTTAGCTAATAGGCCAATGTCGGGGCCGTACTCAAGAAACCGATGGCGCTTTAATAGACCCCCGGCGCCGCAGCGTTTCGTAGCGACTGCATAAAACGACCAAGCAAACCGACAATCAGCGTCTGGCCCACGACACGGGCGGTCGATAGTTGAATACGACGTTCCGCGAGCAGCAGGTTTCGACTGGCTGGTGACTTCCACATATCTGTGCAAAGGGTACAGGTCGGGAGTCTCGGGGGTCTGCTATCGCTATACGTACTGCCTGTTATAAATAAACAGGAACAACCTGTTGCAAAGTATCTTGAATACGTGTATAGTCGATTTCAAGTTTAAAGGAGAAGCGTATGACAAAACACGGCGGAGCTAGGATTGGCGCGGGCCGGCCGGCAACACCAGTAGATGTAAGGCGAGCAATCGTGCTGCGTAAACAGGGGCTTTCATACCGACAAATTGCAGAAAGATTTGGGGTAACAGAAACAATTGTGCGCAGGGCAATCAGAAACGAAAACAAAAAGGAATCAACATGAGAGAGAAAACAGGCGGCGCAGCATTCCCAACACCCAGGTTCATGGTCGATGATGAATCGCGGATCCTGGGCTTTTCAATTCACACAGACGGCATGTCGCTGCGGGATTATTTTGCAGCCAAAGCTATGCAAGCATTGTTGGCTGGAGGCTCACACCCCAATCGTTACGAACTGGCAGCAGATGCATATAAAGCGGCCGATGCCATGCTAGAGGAGCGTGACAAATGAAGCCAGGACAAGAAGCATGTTTACGCATGGCGCAGTACCAATACACCTGCCGCAATGAGCAGATGATGTGGCGCTGGTTGTTTACCTGGGCAGCATGGAAAGATGAGCCTGAGTTCTTTACCGACCCCAGGATGCCTGTGTTTGAACCACGCCCAGCCAAGAAGCGGTGGAAGAACCTGACCAACAGTGAAACAAACGCAATCATCAAGCAGATGCCTAACTGGACGACGGATCACCTCAATACGTTTATTTTCAAAGTGTTAGTGGAAGAAAAGTTCAAGGAGAAGAACACATGAACAAAGAAGAGTTACTGGACCAACTTGCAATAGAAATATTGCGTCTTTCGCCGCATAGTTTTGTGAGGTCTTATGACCTTGCAGGGGAGATGTTAGAGCGCAGACGGCACATCATTGAGCAATGGACTTTGCGTGACGCCAATGCCGATGTTTATATTGCCAATTTGGAGCTAAGCGCTAGATCTAGGTCTTGCCTGGAGGCGGAGAGCATTCGAACGGTCAGCCAGCTGCTTAGATGCACCGAGAATGATTTACTAAAAGTACCCAATTTAGGCCGCAGAAGTCTTAATGAAATTAAAGATAAGCTGGCGGAGCGAGGTCTGAAGTTACTGGGGCAAGCGTGATAGTCCGTAAGGTCAGGGGCCAAGACAAGGTTGGCAAGATTCTTTTGTCTGCAACCGACGTAAAGGTTGCAAACATGATGGGAGTTGCACTCGAAAGATATACGAAAGAAATGCTTAGTTTGATTGCCAAGCAGCGTAGATGGAAGTGGTATTTTAACAAGGAGAAAAATTCATGACCAATGAAAACAAACTTCCAAGCATAGAGCTTAGCGCCGTAGTTGCGCACGCCGTATTGGCGGGGTTGATTCCAAAAGATCAACAGGATTTGCCAATAACAGACATCGAGATTCGTTGCGACTTTGCTGGCCTGATGCAGTTCGTAGAGCTGATGTACGAAGTCAAAGATGCAAACGAATACTTTGAAAAACTTCTAAACAAAAATCAGGAGGCACCCAGATGACCTATAACGCAGAACAGATTACCTACATGTTGGCTGAGGCCATAGACAAAGACCGAGAGTACAAGTCGTGGCACGTAAGTACCAAGCACCTGATGACCCTTGTTGAGATGGTTGTTGCCGAGGAGCGTGAGGCGTGTGCAAAGATTTCAGACGAGTGGGCAGTAGGTTATCCGCACCCATCAACAGTTATTGCAGAAGCTATCCGAGCAAGGGGACAAGCATGACTAAAGAGCTAGGCAAAATACAAAAGTTTGACGTTGGTCTTGGCGGCTATGACGGTGCAATGTTTGGTATGTCGGTCACGCTAGGCGGTAAAGGTTGGGGTGTCGGTGACTTTGATGGCACATGGACACGCACTCCGGATCAGCACTGTCAGTGGACGGTCGAGGATCAGACTAAACATTGGGGCGAGATGTGCCGTCGTGTGGCAAAGCTAATGGAGCAAGCCAAGGTAACTTCATGTGCAGACATGGTTGGCATTCCAGTTGAGGTTACTTTAAACGGCAACAAGTTGGAATCGTGGCGCATTCTTGAGGAGGTTTTATGAGAATTTCCACCACAAATAAATACGAACTGGTGTTGCATAACGTGCCGATCTGTGCGGTGTGCAACAAACCTGTTGAGCGCATGGAATCCATGTACGACATTGCATACGGAGGCAAGCGGTTTCGTGTGTACTGTCACGGCGATATGGAAGAGGCGATGCTTGACGACACGACTATTGAGGATGCCAACAGCGTAAGGTTTGGGGAGGCATTCATTGACAAGCTACCGCAGAAACAACTGGAGGCGAAATGAACAGAGAAGACATTGAACAATGGACGCGGGAGGCGGGTGGCTTTGACGCTACTCCTGAGTTTCTTGCCAAGTTTGCCAACCTTGTCGCTTCTGCCGAGCGTGCAGAATGCAAAAAACTTTGCACATGGAAAACAGGCAATCAATTTGTTGACGAGGCGGTTGCTGTTTGCTATCGGGCAATAGACCAAAGGGGGCAAGCATGACAAAAGATGAAATCATTGCGATGCTGAGAGCATCGTGCGACAAAGACAAGGTAGACCCTGAGCAAAATGGCTTTTGGATAATTCATACTCCAGAACTTGAAGCCTTTGCCAAGCTAATAGCACAACATGAGCGTGAGGCGTGTGCCGACATTGCTGAGAATTGGAATAGCAATGGTATGCCTAGAACTGGAGTAGCAAATGAAATCCGAGCAAGGGGACAAGCATGACCGCCATCACACCACAAAAAATGGCACAGGACATTCTAAAAATAATGAATGACGTTGCCTCTGAGTTCCCAGAAGAAGATCGAGAGCGTTTAAAGGCGGTCATGCTTGGTCAGTTGGGCATGGCTATGTTTAACGGGCCAGTGGAGATTGATGATGGCAAAGCTTAGTGAAACCACAGCAAGGACAACCATTGGCATGATGCGTTCAATGGCAAGTCACAAACCGATCAGCCCATTTCATTTGATGGCAGCTGATGAAATGGAACGTTTACTCAACGAAGTATTGGAATACAGAAAGGCAAACAATGAGCGAAGCACAATTAAGCATATGGGAGAAGGCGCTGGGGTGGCGCAAGCGGCAGATGATCATCAAACAACTTGATCCCATATCCAACAAGATCAGGAACGATACTTTGGAAGAGGTGGCCAAAAAGGTGGACAACTTTAAAGCGTTTGAGAAGGACACTATGGGCAGTTTTGCTGCTTATGTGCGGAGCTTAAAGCGATGATTACATATATAGGAGCAAGAATATGATTGAAAAAGCAACGGCCGATGAGCATCAGGTGGGTGGCGACCACTATCACAAGATCGGCATCCAGCCCTGGGCCGTCATGGAATCTGTGCTTAACCGCCAGGAATTTATAGGCTACCTGAAAGGCAACATCATCAAATACAGCATGCGAGCCGGCCGCAAAGAGGGCACGGATGACGCAGCAAAAGCATTGCATTACAAGCAAAAACTCAAAGAATTTATAGGCTTCGACGCACCATTTTAAAGGAACGACATGTTAGAAAGAAAAGAACTAGAACTGAAACTAATCAGGCTGGACGGCGGCACCCAGGTGCGCGCATCGATTAAAGAAGAGGCGGTCATGCGCTACGCCACGGACATGGAAGGCGGAGCAGTCTTCCCCCCGATGCGGGTGTTTTATGACGGCACAGATTACTGGCTATCCGATGGATTTCACCGCTATCACGCGGCCCTGCGCATCGGCATTCAAAGTTTCCTGTGCGAAGTAGACACCGGCACCCCAAGGGATGCATTGTTTTACGGCAGCACGGCCAATAATCTGCACGGTCAGCCCATGGACAACGCAGACAAGCGCAAAATTACAATGATTTTTGTGGAGGACTTTGAGTGGGGCGACTGGAGCAATGCAGAGATTGCTCGCCAGCTACACGTATCTGCGCCGTTCGTTGCCAAGATGCGCGGGGAAAGCGCGCCAGCTGTCCGGAAATACATTACACCCAAGGGTAACGTTGCCGAAAAGCGCAAGCCCGAAAAGAAAGACAAGCCAGCCAAGCCAGCGAAAGAAGCGCCGCTGATTGAGGCGCCTAAACCTGCGGATCCGCCAGCCGTAGACCACCGCCAGGAAATGGTAGACGAGCTGATTTCTCAGAACGAAACGCTAACCGACCGCTTGGCCGTCAAAGTCATGGACGCGACAGCCGAAGAAAAGAAAGCAGCGCAAGATCTGATCAAGCAATTACGCGAAGAGATTCGTATTCTGAAGTTAGAAATGAACGCGGTTAAATCCAGCCGGGATAAATTCCAGTTGGAAAACGCGCAGCTCAAACGTCAGATTGCCATGCAACAAAGACAACTTAAAGCCTACGAATAAACAAGGCCCAAGCCGGCGGGCATAGTGTGCCGGCAGCGGAGAAAAACATGAGTTTACAACTGAGGGATTACCAAGACGCCACCCTGGCAGCGCTACGCCAGGGGTTTGCACAGGGCAAGCGCGCACAGATACTTTACGCACCGACCGGAGCGGGCAAGACAGAGATGGCCATTGCGTTGCTTAACGCAACCAGGGGCAAAGGTAACAAGGCAGCGATGCTGCTGGACCGAATCATTCTGTGCGACCAGACCAGCGAGCGATTAGAAAAATACCATATCCCGCACGGGGTACTGCAGTCAGGTCATTGGCGCTACCGGCCATATGAAAGCATACAGGTTTGCTCTGCGCAGACGTTGGAAAAGAGGGGCTCATTCCCAGGGCTGAACCTTTTAATCGTTGATGAATGCCACACAACTCGGCAGCAGACAGTTGATTTCATTAAGAATAATCCAGAGGTGCGGGTCATCGGGCTGACGGCTACGCCTTTTACCAAGGGGCTGGCCCATATCTATGACAACATCGTCAACACAATCACAACCAGGGAGCTAGTAGAGCAGAAGGTATTGATGCCTCTACGTGTCTTCATTGCCAAAGAAATCGACATGACCGGCGCCAAGAAGGTGGCGGGCGAGTGGTCCCAGGCGGAAGCATCCAAGCGGGGCATGCAGATCACCGGGAACATTGTCGAGGAGTGGATCCGAAAGACCAATGAAATCTTTGGTGGCCCACGCAAAACGATTGTGTTTTGTTCGGGCGTAGAGCATGGCGCCGACCTGGCCGCACAGTTTGCAGCCGAGGGCTATAACTTTGTATCGGTCAGCTACCGGGATGATGACCAGTTCAAGCGGGATGTGATTGAAGATTTTGCCAGGCCGGACACAGAAATACATGGATTGATTGCCACGGACATCCTAACCAAAGGCTTTGACGTCCCCGATGTCATGATTGGGGTGTCGGCCAGGCCGTTCAGCAAATCTTTATCGTCGCATATCCAGCAGATGGGCCGCATCATGCGCCGGGCTGACAACAAAGAGTTCGCCGTCTGGCTTGACCATAGTGGGAACTACTTACGTTTCCAAGAGGATTGGGAGGCGGTCTATCACAACGGCGTAGACACCCTGGATGATGGAAAAGAAAAGGCCAAGAAAGAAAAGACAGAAAACGAGAAGAAAGAATCCAAGTGTCCATCGTGCGGGCATCTGTGGCCCGGCGGGTCTGATACGTGTCTGCATTGCGGCCATGTGCGCGAGCGTCAGAACAAGGTTAGCAGTATCCCCGGGGTACTGGAAGAGCTGGGAGGGATGGCCAGCAGGGATAACAAGCAAACGTTTTGGGCGATGTGCCAATGGCAAGTGAAGTATCGGGGGTGGTCTACCGGCCGTGCTGCGCATTGCTATAAAGATAAGTTTGGGGTGTGGCCAAGGGGCCTAGCTGATTCGGTGGAGTCGCCTGATGTTGCGTTCGAGAAGTTTGTCAAAAGCCGCCTCATTGCGTACCTGAAAGGGAAGGGCAAATGAATGACCTGATCACCTATTGCAAGCTGCATGGAATCCTGATTGACAGTCCTCCACCGATTGGAATGTGGCGCCGGTACCCAACGGATGACCACCCGAACAGTAGGAACGGTGCGGTGAAATACATGGGCACCCATGCGTTCGTTCAGAACTGGGCGACCGGCACAGAGGTGGCCGTGTGGAAAGCGGATGATCTGCAGCCGGCTGATGTTGTACGCATACAGAAGCAAGCCAATGATGCCGAAGAGCAACGACAAAAGCAGGGGAAGGAGGCGGCCAGCAAGGCGGCTTGGATCCTGGACCAATGTCAATTCGGTAGGCATGACTATCTCAAAGCCAAGG